GTAACCGTATAGTTTGTGCGATCTACTGTAAACCCAGGAGTGGTATCTGCTTCTGAATGTTCCGTAGTGCCGATGATAACCTTAACAGGCATATTGCCCTTGCCTACTGGCTTTGTTTTATCAAACGGATCTATCGGAAGTGCATTGCCTGATTCGTCTTTTTGTTTTGGTAAATGGTAGACCGTAGAAGTGCCATCACCATTAAACCCGACACGGAAGCCAGCACCAATCATATTGTAGTTATAATCGGTCATCTCACCGCCCGTGCCATCAGGGTTACAGACAATCATAATGTCCGGGATGTACGGCTCCACTTCCTTTGCGGTTGTCCCGTCATACTGCCAATATCCATCTGCTGAGAGCATGTACAGGATACGGTTGAATATAAACATTGTGACAGGCTTTGAAGTAACGGTTAACAGTTCCGTAGCTGTCGTGCCTGAATATGAGTAAATCTTATCCGAAGACTGTACAATCAGATGACCTTTGAATGTAGTCATTGCCTGTACGGACTTATCAGAAAACTGCTGTTGACCATATCTCTTTCCGAAGACACCGTTCTTGTACATCATGTTCAGCATCTTCGGAGACTGGTTGACTGGCAGAAGATAATCAAGATCCTGAATGTTCAGACCGCCTGAGCCAGGATTGATAATATTCAATAGATTATAAACTGCCGGGTCATGACTCTTTTGAACAATCATTACCAAGTTACCTCATAAGCATCTGTGACACTGGTGAGCTTCCCTCTCATATAAGCCATCCGTGCATTTTGATAGTCAGTATTGAAGATGTCATATTTTGAAAGATCATCGTCAATAAAGAACCGTGCTGCTAAACCCAGCGGAAGGATTTCACGGTTGATTCTGTCATGATAAGGAAGCTCATCCGTGTCTGCGGAAACAGTGGGAATCTCATCCAGCGGAGTTTCACCATCTGCTCTCAACATAGAGTTCTCAATGTCAAAATTCTCTGAGAGAAGAACATTGATCCACGGAATGTAATAGTTATCGTAGTCACGGGAAGTGGACTTCTCAAACATCATTGCTTTTGCGAGTTCATATAACTCTCTTACTGTCATAATCTTCTCCTCTCAGAGGATCTTGACGACCCTCGTAAAACTTATTCTGTAGAATCTTCTACTGCGTTCAGGATGCCGACAACCTGGAAGGAACCCTGTCCATTCGGATGAGATCCATCATAAGTTGTGCTGTTGACCAGTGTCTTGAGTGCGAAGGCATCACCATAGTAACGACCTTCAATCAGAGTGCCACTGATACCCGGAACATCGTTGCGGATGAAGAGTTCGGAAATCTTTGTAGGTGCAAGAACCTTACTCTTGTGAGTGAACAGACCCTTAGAGCCTGAAGGCAGATATGTGTCAGGAACCTCAATGATTCTCCAGTTCATGCACTTGCCGACTTCACCCTTAACCAGGTTCTTTTCGCCGAGCTTGTCAACGGAAATGAAGTCCGGGTTCTGAAGAAGCAGAGCATAGATGGATGTCGGAATGTAAGCAATGCACTGATCACTCATCGGAATGTTGTCATTGACAAACTGTGAACGTGCGTTGACGAACATGGATACAACATTGTTCTTTGACAGTGAACCGACTTCCAGTTCAGAAGCGGCTGTAGCCCATACACCGAGAGCATACTTATCAAACCACGGAACGACCTGTTCGCCGACCTGCTGCTTGACGACCTTGCCAGCTCTCTTTGCGCCCATCTGATCCTTCAGGTTGCCCTTATCAATAGTCATGGAGAAGGACTTATCCTGAGAGAGAACGAGGTGCTGTGTGTCGTCCTGAAGTTCGGCAGGCTGACCATATCTCCATACACCGCTTCTTGTGTAGTCCTGGAGCGGCTGAGTTACAGCAGAGTAGATGTAGATGCCACGGACACCCTCAAAAGAGTAGTCTGTGTTGACGTTCCCCTGAATGACAGAGGATCTCAGAAAAGCCTGTTCAAGCTGATCTGAATATTTTTCAGCAAGATTGATTGTCTGTGTCATACTTTTTTAAATTTCTCCTTTAGCCAAGTAATCCCTGAACGAAAGGATCAACCCCATCATCACTGACATTTGCAGATACCTTGCCAACAGCATTTGCCTTGTTCTTAGCGTTGGTTTCGTTGTTTGCAACACGGTTCCTTAACTGCTGGTTCTCGTAAAGTAAATAGGCTTCCATCAAAGGTACACCTGCGTTAATATCGTCAATCACATCGTTAGGGAGATGTTCAATATCAACGTCCGGGAATCTCTGATTGAAAGCCTGTACTTCAGCATATAAGCGGTTATTCTCCGCATCTGCATCTGCTTTTGCTTTGTCTGCATCTCTTCGTGCCTGTTCTGCCTGTTGGTTCTTGTAAACTTCACGGGCATACTGGTTGGCGACTGCATCAGACACATCCGGGTTTTCTTTCTTGAAGTTGGATGCAATCTGATTGATGGACATAGTGTCCTGGAATTGAGCCATTCGGTTTGTGTAGTCTTCCACCGACAGACCAGCTTTCCTAGCGTTGTCCTCAATTACTTTAAGTACGGGATTGTTGAGTGCGCTCTGAAGCTGATTGTAGATTTTGTCATAATTCATTCCCTTCTGAGCAAGTGTGGTGGCTTCCTCACGGGTCAGTTTCTGATTCTGTCCGTTATAACGGATGTCCAGTTCAAAATCATCGGTTTCAGTTGTAGGTTCGGTTGATTCAGCAGATTCTACTTCCTCTTCTTCAGGTTCGTAGGACTCATTTGCTTCCTCAATCTCAAAGCTGTCATCATCAATAGACTGGTTTGTCATTTCTTCAGACATTTAGTTCTCCTGTGCGCTATGGTTGGCGCATATAAAAAAGGAAGATTACTCTCCCTCTTTTTCCGATTTAGTTGGCTTTCCAACGGTTGTCCCACAGGACTCACACTGGAAGTAGTAGATGTTATCGCCATCAGTCTTTCTGACCATAGGCTTATGACATTTAGGACATTTCATTGATAAAACTCCTTTGCCGAAGCATATACATCCTGAAGCTGTTGGTTATTCATTTCAGATACTGGCGCACGGTTATCAACACCGTCTTGCATACCTACAGTGACATTAGGATCATTTGGACTTGCCGGGATCGGACTTGCCATCATCTGAGCCTGTAACATCTGCTGCATCTGCATTTTTGCTTTCAGTTCTTCAATGATCTTCCGCTTATTAGGAACGTACTTGTCCGGGATACCCTCAAGGTAAGTGACAGGATTTGTGATAATACCCTTTTCAAACAGGGAATCCATTGTCTGTACCTGGGTTGTCTCTGACCAGTAGGATGAAGCACCGATTTCAACGTCAATGTCATAGTTCATGTTCTGTAGGAAAGAGAAGTCAAGAGTCAGAGATGTAGCAAAAATTGGCTGACCTGTAATTGGATCCTGTCCTTCAATCAGCTGTAAAGTTTTTGCCTGATCTTCTGTGATTTTGACCTCACGGATACCATATGAACATGCAATTACGTCCACGATTGACCGTACAATGTCCTCATAGAATTGATAGTAGTCCAATTTCTGAAGCTCAAGAGGGACAGAGGATGCCTGTTGGACTGCAACGATAGCTGATGTGTTGTCAGGGTTGTTAATATTACCCAAAGCAGCATCAGAAGCACCCATAAAGTCCTTTGTATAGCCGATTGTGGAGTCAACAAGCTGGATAATTTGGTTGGAGAAGTCAGGAGCTTTGATAGCATCAATCATCTTGCCAGCCATATCCATATTTGGAAGCGCAACAGCCTTGGTCACATCGTTTGAGAGCTTGCCTAACTTGGTGGAATCATAGAAAATCTTCGGGAATCCCATGTTAGTCATGTAAACCATGCACATTGCGTAGATTTTGTTGATGAAAATTTGGTTCGGAATCAAACCAGTGATAGGTGAACGTCCGTGATAACTATTCTTGACATGTTCCCAGGTCATATATGCGATTGGATAGTTCACATACCCCATGTCTGTAGGCTCTTTCAGCACAACATTGTGGGTAACTTTCGTCATATAGACAGATGTACGGACTTTTTTCTTCCTTTGTTTGGTCAGAGGATCAATTTCACCCTCAATTTCCTTCCGTTCTTTCCAAAATTTCGTGATAACAGTGGTAAGTTCATCGGAAGTATGGGTAGTCATGGTCATGGACTCATCATCAGCACGGATCGCATCAATGTCATCCTGTGAAAGACCCATTGCTTCTGCCATATCTTTGACCTGATCTGTAAACAATCTTTGAATAATCAGGATATAAGGCTGAGACTGAACATCAGAAGAGTACGGATTACCGAACATGACATTAGTATTGTCAATAATTTCCAGTTCAATATCACCTTTTGCATCCTGATTTGTCTCTATGTCGGGATTGAAGTTGACGAACATGCATGTATCACCATCAACAGCACAATTCTTGATATTTGTACGGCATTTGAAGTTACATTTCGTCCGTTCAAGGATAGCTTCAACCTGTTTAGCGACAATATCTCCCATTGCCTTGGACTGCTCAGTCTCGTTGAAAGGTACAATATTGACCCCAACGTCATCTGAAACAATCATGGCAGCAAAGTAAGAGGTAACACGTTTAATAATGTTAAATACAGGCTTAGTGAGATCAGGAGCATTGACTCCCTTCCACTGGTCACCCAGGTAAAAAGACTGATTCTTCTCAACGGTATCGTATAAATTCTTGTTTTGGTTGAATGTCCGTCCTTTTTCGTATTCGTCATATATCTGATTAGGCTCAGTTCTGATTTTCATTTTCGTCACCCCTGAAACTTAACACAGCGAGTACCTGTCTGATGGCATCTGTTTCAGATTCAGAGAGTCCCGGAGCTTTTTCTTTCCCCATGTAGTAACCCCCACAGAAACAGACCACCGCAAGCACGATGTATAAAATGATTTCCATATCAACCCCCATAATTTATAAACGACAGTTCCGATGAAGAAAGAATCTCAACATCTTCTGTGTCCTGGTAATAACCTGACTGAGCCTGTGGCAGAACATAATACGCAATAGCAGCACTCATAATGCAGTCATCATGCGCACCTTCCGCAGCTTCAGGCTTGCCACGGTCATTTTTGACGAAGCTCAACATCTCTTTCAAAAGTTCTTTGTCCACCAAAAGATCAATATGCTCACGGGCAATGTCACAGAACATATCAATAATCAGCGGACGGGTAAGAGATGTGGTACGGAAGCCGAATTTCTTTTGTACTTTGGAAGTGTAAGTATCCACAGCTTCACGCACATACATATTTAAATAACCCATCTCCTGAAGTTTCATCGTTGGGTAGGACGAGAAGTTGGTTTCAGGAGCGATCATAGCGTAGTTATAGAAGTGTCCAAGGTGGTAGATCTGCTGAACAAACAGACCTTCATCCACCTGCGCACGGTAACGAGCAACCATTTTGCCCTGGGCAGTCTTATCAAGGACATAAGCATTGAACCAGTCAGATCCTTCACCTGCCGTATCAGCACCGATGCAGTAAGCATGAGTAGGATTGGGACGTTCCCATATCGTGACATAGCCTTTGGAGTCCTCATAAAACTGACCGAAGTTGGAGAACATTCCTCTTTCCTTTGGTTCAGGCACAGTTTCAATCCTCTGTAAGACCTTGGCAGTATCAAACACAGGCGAACCTGACATGATAAATGCTTCTTCAGGGCTTGAGGGATATTCCTGGCGAAACTTATCAATATCATTGCCACACAGATTGCGGATGGCATAACGTCTCCACATGATCTGTTCGTTATCAAGACCATATTTCGCCTTAACGTCACGCTCATCGGGAGTAAAATCTTCACCCTTCCACGGCAGACGGTATTCTTCCATCTCGTACCACGGGATAAACAGAGGAATGAAGTCGGATTCCCCGGACTCAGCCATATCCCAAAGGTGTTTGAAGTAGTTATATCCGTTGGCAGTGGACTCAATCACAAGCATAGAGAAGCCGTGCTGGGGGAGTGTTTGGAGAAGACCTGTAAGCTGATCGGCTACTGTCTGACCATCCTGTTCTTCCCAAAACGCTAACTCTGATAGATGCATGTAATTGAAAGTCTGAGAACGACCTACACCGCCCTGTCCAGCTGTGGCAACACGAATAGAAGACCTAAGTCCTTTCAAATCTTCAGGTGGATCTTTGGCTGGATTTTCAAATCTGAGTTCTTTAGCATTACTGTACTTCTGCATGGGTTTCAATCCACGGGGCAGGTTCTCGTAGTAACGCTTTGCCATGTTATAGATATGGGTGGAAGAGTCAGAGTTATGGGCGACAATCAGACCATTGACGAAATAGGAAGTCATGCATAGAGAAGTCATAATCGCTTCTGTACAGGTACTGATACCTAACTGACGGGCTTTGAGGACTATAACCTTGAGAGGTTGGTCATTCTCATAGGCATCTGCAAACAAATCAAAAAGGCGGTTCTGAGCATAATTCATTTTCAAAGTGACAAGCTGACCGTCTTTAGTTTGTATCTTGAGATATTCTTCAATGTATTCTTTAATCGTCATTTGGCTTTCATCTTCTCGCCTTTAAGGAGCTGCTCAACAGGTACGCCTTCCACATTCAGATCCACACGGGCAGAGTCAGACCATCCCATATTTTTGAGTCCGAAGATAGCACCTGTAGGTTTATTACTTGCCAGTAACTCTTCATACTGCTTCTGCATCATAGCGTTGGCATAGTCACAGGCATCCTTATACTCATCTTTCTTAGCGAGTTTATGATATTTTGTTTTGCCGATTCCAAGGTAAATGTACAGCCCACCGAATGAATAAGGCGGTTCAGTTTGCTCAAAATACTTACGCACCCTATTTTCAAACAGCGAAGGCTTTACGTCTACGTTGAAGATCTTTTCATGTCTTGGCATATTACCTCCACTAACTTTGCGTTACGTCTTATTTCAGCTGACTTGAGATGATCCAGCCTTTCTTCGTCAACCAGCCATTCTTCACCGGGATACGGAACATGACCCAAGACCGCATCTTTCAAACCTTTCTCTTCCCAATATTCAGTAGCACGGACTTTAATCTCACCATGCATATACTCATATGGAACAGGATCTATAAACTCATCCCATCTGTCAGAAGGTTCTTTATAGTTCACCTTCAGTTCCCTGACATTCTTAATCCGTTCAATCGGAATATCTTTCATCTCCATATCAATCAGGATTGAGTTTGATTCATTCAAGCCCACCTCTTTGAACACAGGCAGGTCAGTTCCAATCACAGGAATACCTTTCAATAAGGCTTCCACTGCGCTCAGACAGAATCCTTCATTATCGGATAACTGAATATAGGCATCAAACATCGGGAAGTAGTCAGTCACATCCAGTCTTGGCGGCATCAGTATCATGTTGGGTTCCGGGATAACATCCTTATTAGTAAAGATCATCCATATGAACCGTATACCCTTTTGATTCAGGCACTTGGCAAGATACTTCATGCGATGCCAGCCTTTCTCCTTAGTCAAGCGAGTCGCAGAAACAAAGAGAAGAGGAGTCTCAGTTTCTTCCATTACCACTGGTTCACCGATAAATTCCGCATCAATACCAGTCAAAGTCTTCCAGGCATCACATACATGCTGAGACACACCAAGGTATTTAGTAACCCGCTTATCAATGGGTGGTTTCTTCTCCTGACCTCTGCGGTACATATCAAGGTAATCAACATGCAGTACGAAATAAACATTCTCTGCCTTCACATGATCCAGGATGTCACGGTTATAACAGACAAATAAATTCTTTACCCTGATCTTGTCAGCCTTGGTAACCTGAATACATCTCACATACTTACGCAACCGTCTGAGCTGCTGAATGTCGGCCTCATAATAAAAGATTACAAAGTCTACATCCCGATAACGGCGAGCTAAATAATATAAATGAGATTCTGTACCGCCCATTCCCCATATCTTCCGCATGAAATAGGCATTGGTTACGTTATATTCCACATTACCTACTTAGCACATAGGTGAAAACAATAATTGTCAAAAATCGCAAATAATAACATTATGCGAAGTAGAAGCACGAAAAAAATAAAAAATTGGTGGC